CAACTTCGCTGACGAGTTTCTTGTACAACTCAGGGTCCTGCGCGGCAGCCGAACCTGGTATCGGTCTGAACCCACCTGAAACAAACTCGTACGAGTCTTGCTGAGCCCGAATCCGAGCTGCCTCAGCCGCTGATCCCGCGACCCTTGCTTGTTTCTCCTGGGCTGCGGTTTGACGCTCACCGAGTGTTTGTCCAGTCGGAAGTCCGAGCCCGAGCTCCTTTGAGTAGGCCCCTTGAAGTGAAGCAGCTGCAGGACTTCCGTACTGATTGAGGAGGTCGTGATACGCGCTGATTCGGTCACGGACGTTGAGCTTTACTCCAGCCGCGATTCGCGCAGCATCGAGAGCTTCACCTGGCGGCAAGACTGAACCCGTTGCTTGAATACGATCGTGCATCTCCTTGATGTCTGGGTTCTTGCTTAGGTAGTCTTGCAGACCTGCGAACTGCTGTTCCTCAACACTTCGTCGTGGCTGGACAGCCCCGCCTGCCCCGAGGAGTTGACCAAGGATGTCCGCAAGGCCCGGCTGGTTTGGATCGGCAGTCTGGACGGCCCGCAGCTGCATCTCCTTCTCTTGCAGACCAAGCTGCTTCTCCTGCAGCTTCATCCTCTCCTTCGCGTCCTTCGTCTGCTGAGCAGCGACAAGCGATTCGAGAAGCTGCGAGCCAAGATCGACAGTGTCGAACGGCGTCCGTTGTATTCCACCAGGCATGGTCTACCCCTTCCCAGGCTGAGCACCTTTGTATCCAGTGCCTTGAGGTGAAGTAGGCGTGGTCGACGATCCACGAGACGCGAGTCCATATACCAACGCCGGAGTCGTCGCAGCGAGAGCTTGTGACACACCACTTGGCATGATGTCAGGAAGTTCCTTGCCGAGAGCCAACGCCGAAGGTGCAAGCGCACTCGATCGAGCCGAGCCAGCGACATTCGCAAGGAGCTCGGTCCCAGCCAGCCGTCGACCTGCCGCCTGTTCCGCTGCGCCATAGGCGAGTTGCATCAGCGTCTCGTTCAGGTCTTGAGCGCCACGTTCACGGACAAGCCCAACGCCCCGATAGACGTCGCTGGAGAAGCGGTTACCCTGTGGCCCGAATTGGGCCTGGGTGGCGAGAGCTTGATCGTTGATGTTTCGATACGCTACGTCCTTCGTCGCCGTGACAAGCGGATTGATATCGCTCGGCAACCCCGTCGAGGCGATCTCGCCAAGGGCGCCTAGGTCACCAAGGCCAAGACCATTTTGCCCAAGCAAACCCAAGTAGGCCTTTGATCCTGCCGTTGCCAGTGGCGACGCTCCCGCTATGTCCCCCCGAAGGAAGCTCAGCGCGTCCTTCTGCGTTCGGACGAGCGCGTTCTGTATCGGGCTTGCTCGTCCCCCCTTGCGACTTGCGAGGCCAGAGGCGATAGATCCAACTCCGGCCGCGATGTACGGAGCTGCTACGGCCCAGCCCATCGGTGACCACCTCCTCGCGGAGCAGGCCATAGACGAACATGTCGATCGGTCCGTCAGGCCGCCGAATTGCTTTCCTGAACTGCGCTTCTTTCTTGAAGCCCATCTTCTCGACGTACTTGCGGGCGAGCTTGTTGTCCTCGGGGACGACGGCGCTCACGCGCCTCAGTCCTAGAAGCTTGAACAAGAACGCCAAGATTTCCTTTGCTCTCGCAGTCTGACCATACAGCTTCTCGTCCCACACGATGCCGTTGAAGAAGCCCATGTTACCAGGCTCGACATCACTGAGGAAGATCAGACCGCCCTCGTCAACGATGAACGAGTGCGAGGCTGGGTGGCCTAGGAGTTCAGCGAACCTCACGCTATCGTCCTTGGTCGGCTCGAGGAAAATGCTGTGTTGCGTCTTAACACGTTCCCAAAGCCAATCGACATCCGCCATCGTGGCGAGTCGAAGACCTTTTGGAGTTGAAGCAGTTGCGTGGCCAATCATGCTTTGATCCTTTCACGAATTTGATACGACGGTGCCCACTCGACGATTCGAAGGCGTTTCGTTGTCGAGAACTTCAAGGTGAAACGAGTCCCAGTTAGGCGAGTGTCGAAGAAGATGTCTTGCTCGCCATTCACTGCTTTGGTTTCTTTGACGAGCACTTGAGTGTATGAGCGTCCCGTGTCAGGGCTTACTGCGAGAGTGATGGTCTGAACATTGCTCGCATCAACCCGCAGTCGGACTCGGATGAGCGTCTTGACAAAGTCCGGCGCGCCAAGATCATCATCTCGGGTAATCCACTCCGCGCCACTTCCATCGTAGTCCGACGACGAATCGCTCTGAACGATCTTCTTATCGTCTGGCGATCCAACCGTGAGAATGGGCTGGTCAGTCTCAAGGCCAAACGACCCCCAAGTCTCGTCGACGTCTGCCCATATTTGGGGGTCCGTATCTGCCCATGTCGTTGTCAATGTTGGGACGTTCAGACCTGCTGCGCTTGCTTTCTTCTTGAGCTTGCCAACCCAAAGGTCACGCTCGTAGTCGTAGATGTAACCTTGTTCTGGCCAGGCTTGACCAGCGGTCGCTACGAAGAGGATATACCATCGCCTCGACGGAACGACTGCTGCGAAGGACTTTCGGAGGTTGGTAACGCCCGCGAGCTTGACAACGTCTCGAACGACCGCGTTGCCAATCGGGATAGCCCGTCCACCGTCATACCGATAGACGTTGTCATTGAAAAGGCCAAGATGGAAATCCTGAAGCTCTGCGAGCGTCTGATGCGCGACAAGCCCGTTCCCCTTGTCCAGGCCCGCCACCGACTTCCACTCCCAAACGAATGGAGCGTTGATATTCCCTGTCTCGTAGCCTTGGACGATCGAACGCTTCTTGTAGGCCACCAAAACGCTCCCAAGCTTCGCGATCGCGAATATCTCATCCGGCGTCTCAGCAAGATCAACAAAGCCAGAGCCGAGACCAGTCCAGTCAGCGCTCGCTCGATAAGCGAGTTCTGTACTCCACCGAACTCGCAGCGCTCTCGTCACCGATGGCGACTCTTCTTTCAGATTCGCGATGAAGAGACGTCCGGCGAATGAAGCGACGTACTTCGCCCTTGTGAACTCCAATGAGTTGCCACCACCCGCTGCTGGCAGATCGAGAGCTGTTCCAGCAACCCCGTCCCAGTACTGAATTTTGTCGACGTAGTTCGTGAATACATAGTCGTTCAGAACCACCGCTGAGTCGTATGGGTGCTCGTCAGTTCCTGTATAACCGCCTGCTCGTGAAATGTCGGTCCACGTAGTCCCGTTGAGGTAGTAGAGCTTGGTCTTCGTATGCGCGATCGTGAAACGATCAAGGTCCTCTTGCTCATACGCAGACATCCTCAACGCGATGTTGTCGAGCGCGGCACTCCCAAGTTGGGTAAACCCGTCACGGACGAACAGCCCATCTTCGCCTGAGATAAAGTCAACAAGGTCGACTGCCTCACTCGTCGCGAGCTCTCCAGGCCGATCGAGGTAGTTGATAGAGCGTGGCCACGAATAGACCACTCCCTGCCGACCAATCAACGGTGTCTTACTTAGAATTGACTGAAGAGTCGTCACGCTTATTCCACCGGTACCGACCTAAACTTGGTCGAGGGGGAAAGGTTGAGACGGCGAAAGTGTGTCAGGGGCTGCTGTAACGTTCCACGGGCAACTAAATCAGCAAGACCAGCAAGTGCCGCTTCTGCAAGATGGATCTGAGTCGATGTCACTGTCCCATCAGCCGCGAGCGCGGCGTCTGCTGTGAGTAGACCTTGTGCTGCGAAGATGACACTTGCCAATGCATCAAGATCTCCCCCGCCATCAAGCGCTGCAGCTCCTGTGACAATCGCCGTCGATTCGACCGTCCCAGCCGCGTCGACCAATCCATCCGCAAGAAGCGAAACCTGAGCCGCGAAGATCGCTTTCGCCGCGGGGCTGAGAACGCCTTCTCCAAGAAGACTTGCCGCGCCGACGAATCCGACTTTGCCCGCTGCCGCCAGAGACGCTTCAGCCAATAGAGCCGACTGCGCGGCCAAAGTCGGACTCGCAAGAGACGCAAGAAGTGCATCACCAGTTAAGACTGCCGCGCCGCTCTTCGTTACTGAAGCAACCGAACCTAAGAGGCTTCCTCCATCGAGAGCCGATTTCGCGGCAAAGGTCATCTTCCCTGGCGCAGAGATTGTTCCATCGCCAGAAAGCGCTGCCGCTCCCGTGACAGTTGGAGGCGGCGGCTTCAGCGAGAGGTGGAATACGATCCACCCTTCCGTTTCACCTCCAGTTGAAGTCGTTGCGCCGTCTGTTGAAACGTTCTCCTTGTAAACAAGTCGAAGCTCAGCGTCGGTTCCGGTGCCTGTAACATCAGTAACGACACCCGCATAATCCGACGGTGGATCGACGGTCGATAGATTGTCAGCTTGCGCAACAAAGGCCGCAAGTGTCCGCTCGTTCCCGCTGACGGTGATGGCTGGATAGTCAACTGTTGCGTTTCCTGGTCCTGGGTCAAAGTCGATATCGTCCCAAGGATCACTCGCGGTTGCGCATCCACGGACGAGATAGAGCTGAGCGAAGAAGCAAGAGTCATTGCCGGTATCACCGGTACGGGTGACCGTGACGGTGCCGGTTTCCGAGCCGGTCGCGCGCTTCCAGAAGAGAGCGGCCCGCCCAACAGCTACCGAAGAACTGTTGAGAAAGTCCTGGCGGAGATAAGTTACTCCGTCATTGACAACCGTAAAGCCACTTGGTTCGCCAATTTCTGCGACTCCATTTGGCTGGTATGAGATTGCCAAGAGAAAGATAATATCGTTCGCTTGCACCGCAGTCGGATACGATGGCGTAACGCTCGTCCCTGTGGAAGCGTTCGCTGTACCCTTGCTATTTGGAAATTCGGGGTCGGGTGCGGCCATCGCGTTTCTCTACGAAAGCGTGATATCCAAATCGCCAGCGTTAAATTTGAAGGTGTCTCCACTTCCAACGACTTTCGACGCAGTCAGCGGGCCGTAGAAAAGAATATTGCCCGCACCTGACGAACTGTCAATGATCGCAACATCTGTGATCGTCCCCCAAGAACCTGTCGCAGTCGGGAAAGTGATCGCATTGACATTGTCGATCAAGCCACCAGTGCCAGGCGCGTTCCAGTTCGCATCGAGTTGAGTGACTTGCTGGCGAGCGTAACTCCCCCCGGAGACTTCGCCAGCGGTAACGCCTGTCGACGCGTCGTTGAGTGTTGCAGTCCAGAGAGCGATGTAGATCGCCGAGGGCTTCCAAGCAACCTGCGTCCGAAAGATGAGGTTGAGAAGCTGGGCTTCGAGATAGTCACTCATATTGCCGGCCATGTCTCACCTCACTCGTCGAAGGTTGTCGCTGGGTTAGGAACGGGGTTGAAGATCGTTGAACCACCCGCAACTGGTGAGAAGTTAGTTGTCGGAGTTGTTACGGGAGTGAACGAAGTTGTCGGTGTCCCAACTTCATCGAAGTCACTCGGAGAAGTCGCATAAGTCAACTCCAGTTCAAAAGCCGTCAGCGAAACAGTTTCGCCACCAGTCACTGCCGAGATTAAAACAATGTCAATCGTCGTCTCTCGGTCGGTTAGAATAGGAAAGCCAAGAATTGGCTGGTCGATCGGTATCCAGAGATTCAAAGGAAGAAGCGTGAAGTCGTAACCAATCTCCGGTGGCGGATCAAGCAAGACGCCGTTGAAAATGAAGCCAAACCCAAGGTTTGTTCCGACGGTCGACTTTGCGACGGCTTTGAATCGCGCGGAGATTGTCTGCTTAAGGCTTGGAGGCAACGCATCAAGACGAAAGACCGTGAGGAGCCCAGGATTGGAAGCTTCGAGTTTTGTCGTATCGCCATCAGCATTTGCAACCCCCTCGTCGACTTTTGTGTAGTGCGGTGTTCCATCGTTTGGCGTGGGAGTCCACAAGGGGGAAATATCTTGCACTGGCCGAAGCGTGACGATTTTGGTCGCCATTAGAGAAGTACCGAAGTCGGAAGTTCAAGAATAACGAGCAGTCCCGATCCTGCATCGTCGCTCTTGAGATTGTAAGTGTATGTCCCTGCCGCGGGGCTGTCGACGGCGAAGATTGTGTGTGCATATCCGCCATTCGAGAGACGAGCGATGTTTGTTCCACCGCGGTCAATAGAGAGATTTGCTGAAGTGGCTCCTCCGTGGGACCGACCGATGATTAAGAGAATGCCACCACCCGTCGTGACGCTCTTTGATGCCAGCGTCGAAGACTCGTTTGCGCCAGTAACAGCTGACGTTGCCGAAATCGCAACTGCAACCGACCCCTTGACGACAGAACGACCATCACGAACGAAGAAAGCATTGACCCCTGAGGTGGCCATGGAAAAACTGACGCTATCCGCCCGAATCTCGACATAGCCAATCAAGTTGTCGCCTGGCTGAATTTCAGGAGAAACGGTTGACCCAGCAAAGGCAACCTCGGCCCCTTTCCGCGCGGTGAGAGTTCCAACATTGTTGATTACGATAGCGTACTGCGCTTTGTTCCCCGCACTCGGAAGAGTCAAAGGCGCCGAGCCGACAGCGAGAGTGCCACCAGCATGATAGGCACTCTTGGTGCCAACAAAATAAATTCCCGCTTTGACGTTGATAAGTGTGTCGACTGGGTTCGACTCAAAGATTGCAAACTCTTGAACGGCCCGCTGGTAACCTTTCACGTCGACTCCAATACAGTAATCATCCAGCGTCACTTCAGGAATGTTCTTCGAGCCTGTCAGCGGATAGCCCGCGAGGATCGTCGCCCCAGCATCAGCCCAACCAAAAATCTTCGTGACTCGATCGGCTTTGTAGATGTCTGGAGAGGCGATACCACTCGCGTTGACGGCATGGCGCCCTTGTTCACTAAGAGGACTTGCTCCATCACAGACATGTCCACCTGAGTTGAAAAGCTCACGAATATCCTTCCAGCGGGCCTGCGCCTCAGCCGGAAAGTCCTTGATCTTATCCGTGCTCGCGGGCTTTGTCTCTAACCACTGCCTCGTCAAGCTCATGCGAGCCTCACCTCGTTATGGACGATTTGAACGCCCTCTTCACGTTGGCCAAACTCCTCACCTCTCTGATCGCCGATCGCAGCGAGAGCGTCGTCACGGTGGGCTCGGTAGATCTGCGCTCGATCTTCTTCGCCATTGAGATGCATACCCCGTACGATCGCATCAAATATGACTGCGGCCGCAAACTCGTCTGGCAAGGTAAGATTGACGACTGAGGTCATCGTTGGGACTCGTTTCTTGTATGTCCACTCCAGCGTGTCAACCGTCGATGGCGCAGGGCGGAAGATTGTTGTCTTGCCCCTCAGCCCGTACTCTCTCACCCGACCTGCCGGAGTTGCGGACTTTGCCAGCAAAGTCTTGATCGGCCTGAGAGAAACTTCCTCTCGATTATTGCTGAGGTTCACAAGAATCATCGGCGCCCAAAGATCGCTTGGAACACCGTAGATGTCCGTCACCGGAGAAGCGATTAGATCGAAAGTCACCGCTGCCTCGATCTCGAAAATGCGGAGACGCGTCGCAAGAGCAAGTTGACTCATATTGAGCCAAGAGTCAACCATCGCATCCGTGATGTCACTCCGCGAGCCGAGAGCTAACTTTGCTTCATCCCGCATCGACGAGAGAGTCACGCTCATTTCATCGGCTCCGATCTCAGAGGCTCGGCTTCAGAGAGTCGATCTTCGTCCTGGCAGACTTCACGGCAGACAAACTGGCCAGCGCGTTTCCACATTTGACTTTCAGGGTACTCAAAACCACAGAGAGCACACTCATGCCAAATCTCATGAGTGATTCGATTATTCGTTGGCGGCACGTTCGCCTCATGGCCGAGGGGGAACGAGCTGTCGAAGCCTCGTCCCCCCAAGCCATTGAACTAGGACGTCAGAGCGTTCGTGGTCTGCTGGACGCCCACGCGGGTGACAGAAGCACGAATCAGGCACTGAACTCGTGCATTGGTGTCACCGATCGCGCCGTACGGGTCCTGCGTTCCGCCTCCGCCGACTCCGAGGCCGATCTTGACGATGTCGGCACAGTACTCGGTGGTCGTGGCGATGGTCGGAGTGAAGTACCACTGGTCGAGCGTGTCGTTGAAAACCAGCGACACCGGCGCGTAGAGATGCGCCGCGGTCAGGGCGAGCGCTGCAGGAGCATCGCCATCGCCCGCGGTTGCCGTGACCAGGTTCCCCTCGACGAGCGTGCCCGGCATCAGGATCGCGACCGGGATGTTGATCTGGCCCGACGCTGGAGCATCTTTCATCGCGATGCCCCAGATGCGAAGTCGCATCGTCGCGGTCGCGATCTGCTCGATGATGTTCGGAGTCGTTCCGGCGTACAGCGTCGCCAGAGCGCTCACATCGAGCCGATCGTCACCACCTCCGACGATCGTCACCATCCGCAGCACCTCAGGCGTCGAATCGAGAGAAACCAACTCTCCCGACTTGAACACCTGCGCTGACTTGTTCTTGAACCGATCGTCGACAAACTGCTCCATGCCGCCGCTGGTGAAGTAATTGCCGACGACTCGGAGACCTCTCAGTGCAACTGCACCCATTGTGCTGCTCCTTGCCTCTACTCATCGTAGAGGTGGTAGCGGGTGCGGCGGCTCATCACCGCCGCCCCAGTTAACTACAATGCCGAGTCAAGCCCAAGTAGTGCCGACCGCGTATGCGGGCAGCCCTCGACAGTGTTTGAAGCGTTGTGACAGTTGTGACAAAGCACCTGAAAACCGTCGGGGAAACCGTTGCGGCGAATATCTGCGTAAACGAGTTGAGCAACTTCACCAACCTCTTCTCGGTGCGCTTTACCCCAACCTCCGACGTGATCGATGGTCAAGAAAGCAAGTTCTGTCTCATTACAGCAACGACAACGTCCACCATAATGAGCCATTACTTCTTTCTTGATCGCCCAACGACGCTCTCGTGCGTAGTCAGGATGCTTCAGACGCCATTGCCGCGTCGCTTCGAGTTGTTGCTCTCTCGAAGCCTCAGACCGCTTCGCCTTCTTCGAAAGCGAAGTAATCTGAGCGATGAGTGATTCGCGCGTGGTCGAATCGTCCATCGTCAGCTCCCGGTACCATCGGAGCCTATGACTCCGTAATGATGCCATGCAATGGCTGCTTCGCGATGACGTGTCTTGTATTTCTCATCACCGGTGTCGAAATCGTCGGCGTTCTGGAACGTCGGACTGACCCTGTCGTAGAAACAGAGGCCATGCTGGCTCTTCGACGACAGGACGAACCACGCCGACGTCGACGTGAAGTAGTGGTACACCATCGGATTTAGCTTCCCACGAAGAACGTTCGTGGTGTTGTCGAACACGTACGGCATCTGCGCCGACTTGAGAATCTCCTCGGCCTTCCACTGCAGGTCCGAGGGGACCGCAAGCTGCTCCATCCGCAGCATGATCGGCATGCCCTTGTCGTCGATCCACTTGTCGGCAGCGATCAGCGCTGCCTTGAGTGCAGTGACCGTGAGATCGGACGTCAGCTTGTTGCTGAACGTCCCACCACCCTTGAGCGGATGGTCGGTCGCGCAGAGCGACTTCCCGTCGATCACGAGAACGCCTGCGTTGAACGCCTGATTGAGTGGGGCGACACCCACCGCTTCACGTGTCGCTCGGACGCTCCTTGCGAGTGCTCCTGGCGCCTGGTTGATGATGTCGTAGAGCTCATCCTCCCGCGCCTCTTCCGTCACCCGGAAGCCGAGGGCCCTCGTGACCATCGTCGCCCTGATCGGCGCGTAGTCGGTCAGGTCCTCGAACGTCACTCCCATGCCTTCCGGCTTGGTCTGCGTCCCACCGAAGGCGACCACCATCATCGCCTCCTCGAACGACCTCTTCGAGGTCTTGACTGACACAGCGCGCGAAAACTCCTCGGGCCACTGGCCGTACTCGTTGAAGAAAACCTTCGCGAGGCCAGGGGCGTAGAGTGCGCTGTTCGACGTTGAACGATTCGTTGTCACAGGCTCCTAACTCCTTCAGCGATCACCGCGCCACGACTTCTCGCGGGAGAGTTCCTCGGGTGAAAGGGGCTTGATGTACTTCCCCCCTGCCCCGAGGCGCTCCATTTCGCCGTAGTACTGGTTGAGTGGCGCGTGGATTTGTGAACGCGTTCGTTCACCCTGACTTCGTCGTTCCTCTTCGCTCTCCTTTCGTGGCCGTGCGCCCAGGACGAGGTCGCCAACGCGGATTTCACCTGCCGCGCTCGCGGCCGCTTGACTGCCCTCTTTGTAGACATTCCAACCGTCGACCTGCGTCCGTTCTCGCAGAACGTCGGGATTCGAGTCGAGCCAGCGAAGGCTGAGCTCGGGATGCTTCTTCTGGATCTCGTCCATCTTCTGCTGCATCATCTTGTTGACGTCAGGCATGTTCAGCTCGCTTTCTTCTGAGGCGCCATTGCTGCCGCCGCCATCTTGTCAGGATTGTCTCGCCACTGCTTGTACTCTTCCTCCGAGATGCCCATGCCATTCGCGGCTTCTCGTTCGGTGGCGGAGAGTGCTTCGGACTTCCGACTCGCTGGAGCTCCTGCAGTGACCGTCTCGGTGAACTCGGGAGCGGGCTTCTCGACCACCTCGATCTTCTTGAACTCCTCGAAGTGGCGACCTCTCACGAGGTTGTATGCCTCCTTCGCGAAGCCAGGATGGGCCTGGACGAGAGGTGGCGCTGACGCGATCACCGCCTCGATTTCCTTGCGGTACTCTTCCTCCTTGCCCTTGGGCAGGGGAAGCGCCGCGATCTCGGCCATCTGTCTGGCCTTCTCGTTCGCGACGTACATGTCCCGCATCGGCGCCATCTTCTGCTCGAAGAGAGCGTTTGCTGCCTCTTCGGGCTTCTCGTAGAAGTTGACGGGTTTGCGCTCGTCTTCTTCCCCCTTGGGCTGTGGCCCCTTCGGGGGCGTGAGAGTCTCTACGAGGCGCGTGAACATCCCCGTGAACTTCTGCTCCTGAGCAGCGAGCATGGCCTCCATCTCGTCCTTGGTCAAGAACTTCGGTGCCTCTTCCGGCTTCGGATCTGCTTCGCTCATGTTTCCTCCCGTGGTGGTCCGGTTTCAAGATCGTGGCGGACCTTCATCAACGTCAAGAGTTCGTTGTTAATATCTTCCAGCTCCAACGCCCGCCCCGAGAGCCGTAGCCTCGTTTCCGAGTCCCGCTCGCGTGGCAGCTGCTCCAAGTAGCCCTGCCTGCGTTCCCGGAAGCGCTCGACCAGCTCCTGGAACGCCGGGTTGGCCTTGAGGTCCAGCAAGACTTCCGGCGAGTGCATCCAACGCCTCCGTCAACACCAGGCTGGGATTGCGCTTGTTGAAATCCCGCAAGATGTCGGTCATCAAGAAGTTCATGGCTTGAGCGACCTGTAAGGCAAGTTGCGGAACAACCTTGGGATCGGCCAGCGCAACGACTTGGAGGAAGCGCTCAGCGTATTGGGCCCAAATGTTGGCGAGAAGAACATCACTCTGCTTCTCTAGTTCGCGATTCATCGCGGCGCTGCTTGCCGTGAGTTCGATACCGATCTTGCCGCGGGTGGCTTCATATGGTGCTTGGAACCACTCGGCAAGGGCGATCGCGCCTTGAGGGCCAACGACGTTCGCGATGGTCTCGTACTGACCGAAGTACCCATACATTTCGCAGAGCCACGAAGCGAGCTCGGCATAGACAGTTCGCACGTGGTTGAGGCGAGCGTTGAGAACTCGTCCGCTCTCTTGGACCGCAGTCAGTGCCGCAGTTGCTCCCACTCGCTTGAGTCCTTCACCCCCACCACTTGAGAGTGAGAAGTCGCTGAGACCCACGAGCTGTTCCACGAACTGCTTGGTCGCGAGTTCTTCGTTGAGCGTCGAGTTGTAGACCTCCGCCATCTGGAACGGCTCAAAGTCATCCATTGAGTCGACAGGGACCATGCGACCGGGCCACATGCGGAACTCCTTGGGCAAGGTGATGTAAGTGGTTTTCCGCACCTTGTAGCCACGGGTGTTCGCGACGAAGGCGTTGTCAACTCGGTGCTTGTGAAGCTTGTTGACTTCGATGTTGCCACTTCGAACCATCCGCATAACGCCACGACCGTATAGGCCGTACTCCAGCGGCTGATAATTCGCCACGAGCGCTGGCCGATACTGTCGAGGATAGAAGTTCAGGAGAAGCGACATCGGCGTCCCAGTCTTGAGATGGAATGGCACAATGAACTCAGCGGCTGACTTCATGCCAGGCAACTTGAACCGCCCCCACGTCTCCCAGATTTCGGCAAATGGAGTGTAGTTGCCTTGCGTGTAGCCTTGAGTCGCATCTTTCTTCATCGTGATTTCGTCAGGCTGGGTCTCCATCGAGGCGAGGACCTTCTCAACAGAGGTCTCGTCGTAGACCTTGCTGAACCTTCTCACCTCAAGATCGTCCTCAGTGAGTCGGGATCGGATGGCGTACCAAGGCGCGAGCTGAAGCGAACATGACTGCTTCGGAACCAGCACGTCGTGGATCGCCGGAGTTAGGATTGTCGGCCCGAACGACTCCATGTCAACGGTCTGAATGATGTCGTCGGATTCGATGTCATATCGCATCCGCTTCGACATGAGCATCTGCCAGACTGGGAACATGAAGCTTGTCCCGTACTTGCACAGGCCGAAGTTGAACTTCTCCGACACACGACGGAGTTTGACCACCTCAGATGCAATCCACTCAACAAGGTCCTGGAGCGCCTTGCTTGCATCATTCCAACGAGCGAGCCTTGACCGAGTGGTGAAGGTTGGTTCGTAGGCATGAATAGCATCAGTCAACCTTGACGATGTGGCATTGGTATATGTCTCGCCAAGGGGGACTGAAAAGCTCGATGCACCTGGCCATGGAGAGTTGCTTGGGATGACCCGATTGTTGTACAGCTCGTCATCTTCAAGCCACTCCTGTTCGAGCGTGCCGCGATCGTTCAGAGCGTCCTGAAGAGCGGTCGTCAGGAACTTACTCAGATAATCACGGCGGGCTTCAGTTAATGGGAGCCGATAACTCATTTGTCACCTTAGCCGAGGTTGACCCAGGCCGCACCGTCTGAACCACGAAACTTCGTTCCTGCCGCCCCATCACTGACGTAGACGATCGAGCTAGCATTCGCCGCGGAGGCTGCAGGTAGTGTCGCGACGGTATACGTTTGCGGCTTCAACTCACCGCTGAGGACCGCTGGAAAGAGGTGAGAGTGAAGCCGAAACGACTGCTTCAGCGTAGTCACAAAACTTTGTAGCCACCCAAGCACACCTCTTTCCGCTGTCGGTGGATCGGGGACCTGTAAATCGTCCCTGACAGTCAGCGGTGGGCGTGGGACGGACATTTAGAACCTCCAGCCAAGACCCGCGAGAACCTTGGTCCCGTCGGGGTCGGTCACGGCACCGTCTGCGTTTTTGCTCCACGTCTGAGTGCCCGTGAACTTGACGAAGGCATGCTCTGATCCGCACTTGAAGAATACGCGGGCTTCACCCGTGTAGTCCGCCAAGTCCGCGGCATCGCCAAGGGGTCGATAGACCGCAGCGCCGAAGCCCGGCCCACATTTCCCCCCGCCGATGTTCACTTCGCCGGCGACTCCTACGGACCCACCGTCGGTCTCGCCTGCATCAAAGAGCGCGACGGACGGGCCGAAGAGCAAGTGATGACCAATGGGGATTAGATACTCACCCGTCCCACTCCAGACGGTCGGTCCCTCGTTGGCATTGAAGAGCGACGCCGAGAACGTGAGTTCCCCCTTGGAGGGAGCACAGATTGCAGAGCTGATGGCCAGAAGAACGATCGCAAGAACGATGACGAGATGCTTCATGCGTGGCCTCCTTTACGAAGTGAACTTCGCCCGAATACCGATGATCCCAAGACCCTCTGCGATCTTGGAAACAGACTGCATTTGATCCAGACCGTGCGTGTCGCAACCTGCGAAGTTGCAAATCACACCGGCTGCTCCGAGGCAGATCAGAGCGAGTCCTGCCGCGTAGGCCCGAACACCTGCAAACATCTCGAGCTTGAGCAACCACTTCAGTCGATCCATCTTGCCTCCTTTCTTAGCGACGCCTTGAACGGCAATCCCCACCGCGCCACTTCCCTCCTTCCAACGCACATACCCGCACCTGCAGGTCGTAGAGCGCCCCGTTCATCTTGGAGACGATCTCGCGCCGCTCCTCGGCGAGCCGATGAAGGGTAGTATAGATTTGCAAGCCCCCCGCGATCAGTCCAATCAGAGGGACAGCAGCGAGAGTCAGCTTTCCAGCATGATCACGAATCATTGGCATGGGGTCTGGTACTGTCTCCGGCCGGTCTGTTCCTCAACCAAGAGGTTCACCTTGCCCGTGAGCTCGCAGACTTCACGACGCAACGCCACGAGATCCGAACGCAGTAGAGCCACATCTCCTGAATGGACCTCGATATTACGGACGCGGTTCTCAATGAGAGTTCGATCCCAAGCCGCGAGGCCACTAACGATTGTAAAGAGCGTCCCCATGATCCAGAGCATCAGCGTGCGCCAGCCGTTCTTCTCTCTACTCATGCCACCACCGGCAAGGTTCCTTCATAGTTGCGCCACATCCCTTGGTAGAAGAGAAGCCGCTTCTGGACAATTTCAGGCCGCTCGCTCGGTATCGAAAGATGAATGCATTCAGGCTTCGAACCATCGTACTCAAGAATGGCCTGCCAAGGTCGGAGGTTGTCAAGACACCAGAGATAGAGGTCCGTAAACGCCTTTTCCTCCCTGCCCACAGGCACAAGGTCGACGGCTTCGCCAAGCGTGTGTTGGGAAACACCTTTCGCTTTTCTTGCAGCACGAGCAGGATCGGTCGAGAAGAGTTCTGCCTGCGCAAGAGGCGCACGATAGGCGCTCGTAATTGTCGCTGACCAAATCTCCCCAAGGGGGCGAAGAATGAAGTGGTCGAGCAGACGAAGTTTGTAGTACTCGACGCTGTCTTGAGGACAACCTTCGTAGAGACGGTTTGGATTGGTGATCATCCGCAGGCGTCTCCTCGGCCGTTTCCATCGGAGTCGTACTGCGATGGATTGAACACGAACTTGCAGTTGTCGTGTAGGTCGATCACACCGTCCCCGTCGGTATCGAGGCATCCAGCAGCGTCGTTGCAAATCGTGACCGGCATCGAACCGTCGAAGGCCACCATATTCGACCAGGGTGCGGAGATACGGAGCGGGTTGAACCGCAGCGCCCGGACACCGATGGCCGATCCGGCAGGAGACGTTCCAGCGGTCAGCCCTACGTTACCGGCCTGAAAGTTGAAGTCAGGTGTCAGTTCACCGGATAGCGCAGCGCGATCGCGGAAGGCACTCGAACTCTGAACGAGTGCCTGCGTCCCGAGGTTTGAGCAGGTGCCGTAGAAGCCAACGCCGACCTTCTCGGCGGTAAGGAGTCCGGTAGATAGGTAAGACGTTCCGACGTTGTCCGTGATGCCACCGATTTCGCTGCACCCGATGAACTGACCGCCATCGTTGAAGTACCAACCGGCGTTGTCGCGGATGTTCACCGTGATCGCGGGGGAGGGGACTGCGTCGATCGAAGTTATAACGATCCCGGCGTAGTTTGTCCCCCGTGCGTCGATGGTGTTGTGGTCGATGTCGGCCGAGAAGTTCATATCTTCCGTGCCGTCGCCGTTGATGCCACGATGCAACCCGGAACCGCTGAACGGGCCGAGGATCAAGTTATCGGTCACGGTGGCCTTCGCCTTGTTCCCGTTGCCGACGGCATTGTTCGTCAGGTTGATTCCGATGCTGCCGCAACCGTTGTCTCCAGCAGTGTCGCAATCGGCCGCCGCGTAAGCCGCCGTTCCGTTGGTATCTTGTGGTTGGCAATAGTTCCCACGGACGTTGACAGGGTTCTCGAAGCAATAAGGCGTGGTTGTGGTCGCTAGGCCGATGTTCTTAGCAATATTCGAGTAGAAGGAACCATGCGCGTAGGGGAACCCGCGCGTGTTGCTGACGTAGTTGTGCGTGATGCCTACCCAGTCGGTCGTCCCCTGGCTGCCCTGAATGGCCGAGCCCGCCATGGAGGCGACATTCACCAACCAGTTGTCGGCGATGTAGGTGTCAAGGCCCATGTCGTCGATTGCCGCAATCCCCCAACCGCTCGCGCTGTTGCCATTCGTCACGTCGTAGATTAGGTTGTTCGAGATAGAGCAACGGTCGCAGAAGTCCATCTGGATCGTGCCGCATTCCCCGGTGGCCGTCGTGCAGGTATCAAAGGCGATGTTCTTACTTACCATACCACCAGTTGCGCGGTGCGTGGCGTCATTAAACTCGCCGTGGTGATAAGGGATGCCCTGCGTTCGGTAGGCGATGTTGTGGCGTATGTCCACGTTCGATGGGACACACGTCGAACCGCATGCTGCACCGTAGCCGACGCCGAACGTTGCCTGAGAATCGCCCGAGCCGTTGGAATCATGAAAGGCATTCCACCACACCTTAAAGTCGTGGCTCCCTCGGATCGTGACGCCGTCCCCGGTTGTGGTATAGTCGTGAAAGTTGTTGTACATGAAGTCGCGTGGTGAAACGCCGACGTTCAGCGGAGAGATTGCAATACCCGCTTGACCAGCTACACCGTTTGATCCAGAATTGGCGAAGTTCACGGCACGGAAGATCGGCAGCGGGTCCACGTCGTTAGCCGCGATGTGCCAGCCCTCTGTCCCCGCCGCGATGTAGAACCAAACGTCCTGGATGATGGCAATCTTGTCGCCAACAACCGGATCGGTGCCGGTACAGTTCCCGGCGTCGGCGCCGGAGCAACACCTGTAGGGCGTCGAAGCGGCCGTGCAGCCAGCATTGCCGCCGAGGATCGGGACGCTGTGACGTCCGGCCGGAAAGGCGTGTGCGCCATTCAGCGTGGCATGGGGCGTCAGGCGTTGGCCCCCGGTCGTATTGGTCCCGCTGGAGCCATCTGGGAAGTCGGTGCAGAGAATGAAGGACCCACCGGATGGGGCGCGACTGATCTCCAGTTGGCGGGCCTCTCCGGGGCCGGACAGAAACACGACTCGCCCCTTCGTCTGCGCGTTTCCGTAACCCTCGGCTGGGGTGATCGTGTACATTCTACCGGTCGTACCGCAGGTCGCATCTCCATCGGCCACCGTGATTGCCTTGATGGTCGTCTCGACGACCTCGCCCTGAGCATCGAGGAGTCCGCCACTCGTGATTGAGATCCGCGCCGTCGTATCAGTTCCCGCTCCGTTCGTGGTGTCAAAGGCGATTCGGTTGTTCTTGCGGAGCCGGAGAACGCCAGTCGCGCCAATGGTCAAATCTGGATTGACAGCAGTTCCATCGGCGGTGATCTTGAGGAGGTGCGCCGACGCGACTGCGACTTCCTGGCCGATAACGGTTCCGTTGATCGTAGTCGCGCCACAAACCGCGGTCGCGGAATCTATCAGCACAACGTCACCGGCGTTGATGGTACAGGTATCGGTTGCCGTTGGAGCGACGCCGCCACACGACGTCCAGGTTCCAGCCGTCGTCCAGTTGCCGATGCCGGTTCCGAGCGCGCTCGAACAGGCGTTCGCCATAACAAGGCGCGGCAGGAACGCTAGCGTCAGGATGCCGAGCCACTTCGCGATCCGCTTCATAGGTCTTTCACTCCACTCGCATCGCGTTGTTTATTCACGCCCGTTGCTGAATCCCAACAAATCGCCCCTGCCTCAAGAGACGATGTATCAGTTGGACAGTTGGGAAGGATGAGATACTGAACATTTGGCGAACCACGTAGGGCAGTACCTGCCGGCCCAGTCTGACGGAGCCAGGTCGTTGTGAAGAACTGGCCCATCTGAAAGATGCCAAGGATGATGATCAGCCAGATCCAATCTCGCCGTTGCATCGTTCACCTGTAGAGAGCGATGATTTCGAGGATGTCGCCAGGGGTTGCAGCGAAAGCCGAGAGGGTCCCCTTGCCCACTCCGCTGATCACTTGGTGGTCACCGGGACGAAGAACGAGGCTGTTTGTGGTTGCTGTACCGGTTAGTTCGACGTAGATCACGCCAGTGTTTCCTGGTGCTCCTGCGACTTGAAGCTGGTCCGCTCGTGAGTGGACGATGCTGATGGATGGTCCCAGCGAAGCGATATCCAACGGCTCAGGAATTGTATAGTCTGCTGCTGAGCCCGTTAGGACCTGTGATTTGAACTCAGTGTGTTTGAAACCGTCAAAGTTTTCCATCAACGACCACGCTTTCTTGCGGCGAAGCCCTTGATCTGACCAAGACGCTTCACGGCAGCTTTACGGGAGGAATAAGCCTTGCTTAGTTTCCGTCCCGTGGTGTGGGAGTAGATTGTGTAGCCTTTGCTTGATTTGCGGATCATTCGGCCACCTGTGAGAGATAGGCGTTCTCTTCGCCGATGGAACGAAGGTAGGCTCGACGCTCTCGCTCTTCGAGTTCCTCCAGGCGGTCCTTCACGGGCGTCGACATGACCTGGGGAAAATAGGCGAAGCAGTCGAGCAGGTGATTTTCGCCCTTGGGAAAATGGCTGGCCTCGTCCATGAACATGGGCAGGCCGTCGTGGATCAAGAATTGACGCTCACGGACGGCAGGGACCATGTTGCGGGTGCGGACCTCTTTCTTGCGACCTTGAGGCTTGCACGGGACGACACGCAAGGAAAGTCGCTCGTCACGAATGCGCTTTTCAAGGTAGTATGAAAGGCATTCCTGATAAGCGACTTCTTCGACACCAACAACTTGAGTGTAGAAGCGCTTGTGGTCCGAGATGATTGCGTTGATCAGTTCATCAGGAGGACAGCGCTTCTTGAACTCGTTGAGAAGGAGCGTACGATTGTCTGGTGCGGTGCCTGCGGTGAGGACACCGTTGCTGTCGCCTTCACCCCGCCAGCCCGCAAGATCCACGGTTGAGAAAGCGAAGAGGTCTTGTAGGTTGTACTTCTTCTTGTCCTCGCTGACATAAACGGGCCCATGAACGTCCTTGAACATGCCAAAGTGGACGAAGTCCGTCATGCGGAACTCAGCAATCAGCTCGTCGATTGGATCGAGCAGATACTGGTATGAGAACTTGACGTCACCTTCCTTGCGGCGGATTGCTTCGAGGACTTTTCGTGGGAAGCGTTCGGGCCAGGCAGGTTCGCCGTCAGGAAGATGTGGTGAGAACTTCGCCTTGTTATAGCATGGCCGAACGAACCACGCGTAGCGATCCTTCTCCTTCGCCTTGATGGACTCGAAGACGTCGGGTGGATGGAGAGAACAAGATGAACCGATGAGGTGGATTGGGTCCTTGAGAGGCTCGATCACGAGCGAATCTGAATGCTCATAACGTGAGACGACGGTCGTTACGGCCGGGGGGGAATCCATCGCCTCTTCAGCCGCATGGATGTCGTCGAATTTGATGAGGCGGTAGTGGTTCGAGGAGATTCGAGCCTCGATACCTTTGAAGTCGATGGTCACCCGTCTGAGACGGCGTCCATTCGAGTCGATGAAGTCGAGTTGGCGGACATCCTTTGACCATTCATCCCCCGGGACGATGTTTGGATGTAGCCAGTGAAAGACGGGCGATTCCTCGAACACGCGGGCGAGATCACGGGAGACGCGTCGGGCGTTCCCTGCGGTCGACATCATGATGAGTATGGGAAACTCAGCGTAGAGCTGGCTGAGCTCATCTTTGCCTTCAAGAAACCGGACTGAGCGGTGGAGGGTGTCGCCGATCGTCCCGACCCATGTTTTGAGACCGGCACGGAACATCATGGCGACTTTGCGAATCCAGACGTCGCTTTGCATGAAGTCGCAATACTCGCCATGCAGAGATGGCGTGAGGTCCTTCATGCCGAGCGTAGATCGACAGAAGAAGAATAACGACGCTAGAGATCGATCGTAGAACTCTAGTGTCGCTTCTTCAAGGGGTCGATTGGGCGTGGACGTCAAGAG